CTGAACGTTCGGACATGGGCGGGAGCAGAGTATCCGAAGTGCTCGTTTTCCCCGCTCATGGACGGCCAGGAGGTCGCGGTATGCGATACCGCCAGGGCGGCCAGCGGCAACCCATGGGCGTACATCCGGGTAAGGATCGGGGGATGCGACAAGTATGGGTTCGCTGCAGCGGCCTACCTGGAGAAGATCTAAAAAAAGAGGGAGGACACGGCCAGATGGCCATGCCCTCCCTCTTTGCGTTTATTCAACTGACAAGCGACTTAGCAGCAACATAACCCCGCTCCCTGCACGCCCTGGCAAGCGCCCTGACCTCTTCGGGCTTGCCGCAGCTATAGGTCACGGTGTGGCGGTTGGTGACCTCCACGAACCGCACCTTCGGGATAAATCCGAGGTCGTGGCAGAGGTCTTCGTAAGACATCGCAACGGTCGAACCGTCCAGCTTCTTCACGGTAACGTTATTCATCTTCGTATTCCTCCTCGTCTTCATTGTCTTCATCCGCCCACTGTTCGCAGATATCGTAATACTGGCAGCTCCTGCAGCTGCACTCCCTGGACTTAAGAAATACGATGTTCTTACAATCCTCCTCGTCGTCATCCTCGCCTGCGCCAAGAGCCCTTCCAAGAATCTTCCACTTCTCGCTTTCCGGGAGATCGGATCCGAAATCAATTTCATTCCCTTCAACCATTGCCCCGCTCATCTCCCCTTCGCACATCACGAAAGAAACTCTGCCGTCTTTGGATTCGTAGGGCTTGCACCATCCAAGATTGTCAACCATTTTTACATCCTCCTTTATTTGCCTTGGAGCCTTCCGGCCCCGATCCCCACGGGAGGGACTCGAACCCTCCCGGTGTGCCGCTATGGGGTTAGGTGTTGAGTACCCCGATGACTAAGTCTGAAACGATCTGGCTCTTGGACTTCCCCGTCTTCTCGGCCTCCCGCTTGATCAGGTCGACCACGGCCTTGGGCAAGCTGAAGGTCGCCGAGATGGTGTCCAGGGATTCCTCGACCTTGCCAAAGATCCCCTCGTACTCATCGGCTTCTAGCCTTTCCTCCGCCCACTTCCTGGCCTCATTGTAAGACAGGGGGCTAATGGCCTCGCCGCCGCTCCAGGAGTTCAGGCCATCCTGCACGCTGTACTTGCTGGCGGGGCCGCCGATCCCATAGAGGAAGAACTCGCCGGTACGCTTCTGGTAAAGTTCCTCGCGATAATGCTCGAACTGCCCACGGTAGGAGTGCTCGTAGCTTGCTAAGAACTTAGCCGTCTCGGTGTCGTACTTCTTGCCATTGATGATCTTCTTCATGATTCTGATCTCCTTTATTCAATTTTGCCCGCATCTCTTGCGGTGGTTAGATTGTAACACTTCTTTATGTAAAAGTCAAGCGTTTACTTGAACTCTTTACCGTTTATTTGAGTGGCAGGTTTTTCTATAGCGTTGACCTGCCCACGCTAGATTGGTATCCCGGTTTCCTATCCGGGGGATGCTCTCGCGGTGCCTGCGGGTGTTTTTTGCTTAGACGGGTGTGCCCGCTCCGTCGTATCCCCAGAGGGAGGACTCGAACCTCCCCGTGGCCGCCCTGGGTTTTAGATGTGCATCCTCTGGTGGGCCTCGTTCCGGAGGATCCTGACCGGCTCGTTGAGCCGCTGGTAGATCTCCCAGCACTCCGGCTTGGAGGTGTCAACCCCGGGGTGCTCCAGGAACTCGGTGAGCGCCTCCAGGGTCTCCCGGAGGAGGTCGTATAGGTCGTTGGTGTTCATCCGCTGTGCCGTTTCCTTTGTGATCATCATCTCGTGTCCTCCTTGTATAAAAGCTGTTCCCTTGCTACAAGAAGATTATACACCGCTAAACGGTGTAGCGCAATAGGCAACATACACAATATTGCGGTGGTTATTTTGTGCAATCCGTACATCCCTTATGATTTCTGTTCTCATGTCCGGGAGGGGCTCCGCCCCTCCCTTTGTGGCTTGCTGGTTTACTGCTTCTCTCTTTCTTTCTTCAGGAGCTCTTTCAGCGTTTCCGCCAGCTCCTTCAGCTCTTCTTCTGATCCGTTCTCGATCATCTTGAGGAGCTCTTCCTTGATTTCCTTCGTTGTCACCCGCTCACCTCCTTTCTGTTCCCTTGATGAGTTTATTATACTCTGTATTGCGGTGGTGCGCAATAGGCGATATACACAAAGTTGCGGTGGTGATTTTGTGCAATTCGTACACTTGCAAACGGTGGCGAAATGCCTTACAATTGAGCCATAAAAGGAGGGATAAAACATGATCAAATACAAGAGCGGAATCATGACCAAACTGAAGGAAGCGGGATACAGCTCCTACCGACTCCGAAAGGAAAAGATCCTGGGCGAGTACACCATGGATATCATCAGAAATGAGGGGGAGCCGGGGAACCAAGCGGTAAACAAAATCTGCAGGCTGCTCGGATGCCAGCCGGGAGACCTGCTGGAGTACGTGCCGGATCAGGAGCAGGAAGAGACGGGGGAAGCGTGATTACTATTTTCATCACGCTTCCAGAAGAGCGTTTAAATTCGTAACCATTGGAAATGCAGGAATACCAAAGGCCGCCCCAGATCCGGGGCGGCCTTCTTTAAGAGGCAACTATATATCAATTATAATAGACGACCACTTCTTCGCCCTTAGATACGAACTCAAGGCTAGACATATCGAATATATCAATCTTAAACGAAATATCTTCGATTTCCTCATATTTAGATATATCTGATTGCCCAAACGTTATATTAAACTCCCCCTTCTGTTTCTTTCCTGGTCCAGTGTTAGGGATCCCCAAAGAAAAACATTCCCATCCGTTAATGGCGATCCGATTGTTTGCAGCAAGAACGTCAAGAGTCCGATCAGTCTCATTAACTACAACGGCTTCTATCTTAAGATTAGTAGAAGTCATCTTATAGTTGCCTGTAAGGTACACCTGAACCCCATCCTGATCAAAGACCACCGGCTTTTCTTCTTCGGCAGCCTTCCTCTTGACCTGCTCGTTCCGAATCGCGTTGGCTTCGGCCACCAGCTCCTCATCCGTCATGGATTGGTAGTCCGCCGCCCTGGCAAAACAGGATATCAGTACAGCCGCCAAGATGGCTGCTGCCAAGGCAGAAACAATTGTATTCTTCATATCTAAGCCTCCTTTGCTTGATGCTCGAATTTTACCACCAAGTCATGAAAACTTCCACCTTATCGTTACCTCTCCTCTATATACCTCTACCCTATCAATCAAAGCCAGGACGCAGGCGCGTTTATCCTCTTCGGATGCTTCCAGGATCGGGTCAAAGCCTTTAACGATCTCCTCTGCCTGGGCGGGCTTCATGTGCCCCGCCGCCTCCAGCTCCATCAGCGACTTCGACAGCTGTTCCCGCTCCCGCTTCAGGTCGGCTATCCTCGGTGACAGCTCTTCCAGCTCCATCACTCCTGACTGGTAGAGCGACAGGAGCCTCGACAGCTGTTTCTCTATCTCCATCAAACGATCCTTTATAGGAGATGTCGCATCTAATGCGACATCGCTTGAGGCAGCCTCCCGGATTGCCGCCGGGTCGGCCTGGAGCTTGGCTATCTCCCCGACCACCAAGGCCTCCAGGTCGACAGCTGTCCAGGTGGTCTTATTATCGCAATTCGGATCCCGGATCATGAGGGGAGAGGACTTTTCCACCGAGTAACAAAAGTACCGGAAAGCCTTATCCCGGTACCTGCGCCTCACCATCCGGGCGCCGCAGCGGGCACAGTAGATGATCCCTCCCAGAAGTCCCCGCTTCACCCTGGGGGCGGTGGAGCGTGCCTTGACGGCCAGGTTGGCCGCCTCCCAATCCTCCCTGGACACGAGCGCCTCACAAGCCGTCTCGTACTCCTCCTCCCCCACCTGCCGCATCCCAGCGTAGACAGGGTTTCGGATGATCCGGCCTCCCGCCACCCCCGCCACCTGCAGGGAGACATCGGGTAGGCCATATCTTCGGAGCACCTGGCGGTATGCGGCGGAAACCGGGGAGCCGGTGATCACCAGTCCGAAAAGGTCCCGCACCAGCTGAGCCCGGAGCGGATCCACGCCAAGCTCCCCTGTTCCGATCCGAACGTATCCGATCGGGACATTTCCGCCGGGAGCCTTCCCCGCCTTCAAGGCAGCCTGCCGGCCCATGGCCGTTCGGTTCTTTATGTTCTCCCGCTCCATCTGAGCGAAAGCAGACAGCACCCCGACGATGCACCGACCGATGGGGGAGCCAGTATCAAAAGACTCCGACATCGAAACAAAGCTTACCCCATTCGGAGTAAAGACATCCTCCAAAAGGGTCAGCGTGTCCTTCTGGCTCCTACTCAATCGGTCAAGCTTCCAGACCACGACTCGGGTTATCTTTTTCTGCCTAGCATCCTGCATTACCTCCTGGATCCCGGGGCGGTCTAAGTTGCTGCCAGAGTAACCCGGGTCCTTAACCACCTTGTTTATCCGATATCCGACGGCCTCACAGTAAGAAGTTAACTTGCATTCCTGCTCCGAAATGCTATAGCCCTTCTCAGCCTGTTCCATAGTGGACACCCTGACATAGATGTCCGCCACTTCCATCCTTTCTTCCATTCCGATCCTTTCCGAATCCATCCCAGGATCCACGTTCCGGGCTTGCAAAATCCCCCGGAACGTGGGAAAATATCTCTGGGATATCCAACACTTTAAATGTCCTGTTCAACGCCGCCGGTCTCGACCACCGGGGGCGTTTTTCTTTTCGTCTTAAACCTTCTTATGTTCCGTGATCCACCCGCCAGGTCAGGATGCTCCTGACTCTTCGGTGTCCTGCTCCAAAAGGAGCGCCTGCCGGTACTCCTCCACCCGCTCATCAATGCTCTTCCCTTCTTTCTCCGTCTCTTCCTCTTCGGGATCCTCCCGGGGCAGCTCCTGCAGCTCCCTGGCCAGGTCGATCAAAAAATCAGTTACGGCCACCATCTGGTCGGGGGTCAGAGAAATTAGCTTGCGGATAAAGATCCCGATCTCTGGGGAGAGCCCCCGGGCTGAGACAAGCTTGTCGATGTCGTCGGGCTCTGGCTCGTTTTTCTCTGGGCACATTGGCCCCTCTCCGGTTTTTAGCCATTCAAGGTTTACTCCCGTTACATCTGCAATCAGCTTTAGGGTAGCCATTCGAGGATTCCGCTTTCCCGTTTCAATCAAGGCGATCGAACTATTGTTAATCTCCGTCAGCCTTGCCAGGTCTCGCTGGCTTAGGCCTGCGTGTTTTCTCGCCTCTTTAATTCTGTCCTTCACATACACACCTCCTTTCTTTCGGACAAGTTCATTATAGGCGCTGTAGCTTGCGTTGTCAAGCAGGCATATATAAGGAAGGGAAATTATTTCGCTAAAAACGCTTGACAACGCAAGTACAAAAGAGTAAGATGTGCTTGCAAGGAAAGCTTGCGGGATTTCTTTTAACGCCCCGGCGGACGCGGGTTATCCGACGAGTCCAAACGAGTTTCACGTAACCATTAGCCGCTGGCAAGATTCTGTTATACGCATTACCAGCATCACAACAACTACCCTGGAGCACATGCAGACCATAGCCGGAAAAAATAACAAAGAAAGGAAAAGCTCCTTGCTTGCATCAATGATCCATTGCTCGGTTTGTCACTATCAATACCGGCTACCACGACGAATACCCAGAAGCTTTAAGAGGGATCCACTACCCCCTAGGTGCGGATCCAGACATGGGACGGCTATCGCAGAGGGAAAGAGATGATTCTATGTAACTATAAACTTTGATTGACACTGATTGACAATTCAGCAAATATTGACTCCCAAATTCATAGTAACTATTAACCAATTATCATTTTTCCAAGCAGTAACCTCTAAAGCAGACAAAGTAGACAATTTCTTTTTTAGCTTTCAAGTAACTATAAGCCAAGCATTTATAAGCCATCACAAGTTCACACTTGCTCAGAATAAAAGGTAAAGAACCGGGGAGCGCTTGGGCTCCAGTATCTATCTTGTGTTTTACGCCCCGGCACTGGGTGGTTTGGCTTATGCCATTCGGTGCCGGATCATTAAGAAAATCAGATGTTGGATATCAGAATTGAAAGGAGAACAGGACATGTATACAGGAACTTTCGTCGTTGGCGGGACGGTCTATAAAACCGCCTCCGGCAACACCGGGAAGGCCGCCAGGAGGGGAGTGGTCGGGGCTCTCCTCCACGCCCTGGGATGGGCGCTCCGAAAGGCCGCCGACGCGGTGCAGGATCTGGAGGAGCGCTACGTGGAGGCCAGACCCGAAATCATCGAAACGATTATTGATGTAACCACAGACCTGGAGGTTGGGGCGGAGGACCTGCTTATCGCCTTCGGGGGATGGGCGGCCAAGGCCGCCGCGGCGGTCTGCCAGGCTCTGGTGGCCGTCGTTATGGCGGCGATCTATCTCGCAGCAAAGCTCCCCGGCGTGGCCATGGCCATCGGCCAGGGAGTGGCGGAGTATTGCCAAGGTGCGTGGGCGTTCCGCTCCGAACTGGTAGCGGAGGCCTGCGCGGCCTAAGAAAGGAGGCAGATATGGTGAATTTCTTGGATGGTCTCTCCGAAACGGCTAGGAGGCGCTTTCTAGAGACGATGTCCCAGGCCAAGCTAAAGGAGCTGGATAAGGTCATAGACAACCTGGCCAGCGCTAAATACATGTACGGCCTGGTGAGCCGGGGGGACGGCGACCCGGACGAGAGGTACTGGTGGGACAGGGAGGCTTCGAACTCCATAAAGCAGTCTACCAAGATCCTCTGGAACCTTAGCCAGGCCATCGACTCGGTCAGGGTGGCCATGGGATTGCCTTCGGAAACGCCCTACTACGAGCAGGAGGAAGACGAATGATCACCAAGCCATCGACAGGGTACGCCGCTTCCTGCGACGTCTGCCACAGGGATTTCAAGGCGGGATACCCGATCAAAAAAGAGGACGAACTTTACTACGAACTACAGTGCAACCAATGGGCGGTCATCTGGACCAAGGAGGCGAAGAAAGTCTACTGCCCCTACTGCCTTGGCCTCAAGAAGCCGTCAGGAAGGAGGAAACAACATGGATAACAGGATGTTGACGGGAGCCTTGACGCTCCTACAGATGCAGAGCGTCGACAAGGCGCTGGGTGCCTTCTCCCAGGTGCCCGAAGAGACCAGGGAGAAAATGCTGCTAAGTGCGGATGGTTTTATCAGAGGGCTGGTGATCGGCCAGCGCCTCGGAGCCGAAGAGGCAGGCAGGCGGCCTGCCTGAAGGGGGAAGTATGGAGAGAAGGGAATTTGAATGGAGGCGGCGGAAGGCGTTTGACCGCCTCGAAACCCTGGTGACCTCGACCACGGCGGTCAGCGTCACGGGCACGTTGGTCTGTGCCTTATACGTGTTCACGGAGATGGACGCGCTGGTGCTCTTCTTGGTCTCGGTCGTCATAGGTGGTTCGGCCACGCTCCTGGCCAATTCGGCCATGAGCGACTTTTACCGGAGGTATGTCAGTGGAACAGAAAAAGGTAATTCACGTCCTGTCAGACGGCAGGATCGTTAAGACCGTGGCAGGGCTGACCGTTCCGCTGACCCCGGCCACCAAGGCGGCCTATGCGGTACTCTCCCGGATCAGGGAGGGAACCAGGAGGGAGGCGTCATGAGGATTGGGGTCAAGGACGGCCAGCTCCTCATCTGCAGGCCTGGCCCCGGATCCGAAGAGGTAATCAGGAGCTGGGGCACCATGAAGTACGACAAGAAGGCCGGCATGTGGAAAGGCTCATTGGATCTGGAGCAGCTGGAGCGGCTCCGAAAGATAGTGCCTGACTTTCCGCCTGCTTTGGAAAAGATGCGGCAGAAACTGGAGCTTGCCGGGAACGCCGTGGAGCGGGAGCGCACCCGGCCGGATCCGAAGCCGCTGTACCGTTATCCCGTGAAGGCTAAGTTATATAGCCATCAGATACGGGCGGCCAACATGGCCTTGCTTGTCTTCGGCCTGATCGGAGGGGAGGCGGCGAAATGAGCAGGGGAGCTAGGATAAAACCCGAGGATGTCCTCGGGAAGCGCTTCGGATCCTGGACAGTAATCGCCCCAAGGGAACCCGGGAAATACCTCTGCAAGTGTGATTGTGGGAATAAGAGCGTTATAGAAGGGTTCCGCCTGGTAAACGGGAGCGCGACCCGCTGCAAGCGCTGCGCAGCCAGAGCAAGGGGCAAGATGGACACATTGATCGGCCAGAAGATAGGAATGCTGACCGTCCTGGAGCGGTGCGAATGCCCGCCTCAATATGCGGAAAACACGGCCAGCTGGTTCCTCTGTAGGTGCGATTGCGGCAACGAGGTCGCAAAGCGGGGTTTTGATCTGAAGAGCGGGAAGGCGTTCTCTTGCGGATGCGCTAGGCGGCCGTATGGCAGCAGTGAAGGAGAAGACGAAATGCCAACATACCATGTAGGGACATCGCCTATCACGGGGGCGATCTACGCCGGGAGGGCGAAGGATCTGGGAGACGGGCTGGAGTGGATAACCAAAAGCGAGGTGACCAACGAAGCCGTCAACGCCGTCGCCGCGCACCTGCTCCTAAAAATCGAACAGGACGAGGGCGGGGGTGCGTACTATCTCAAAACCCGTGACGGGCGGCACCTGCGGCTCAAGCTGGAGGTTTCGGATCATAAGCCGTCGTGGCTTAGCGAAGAAGGGGAAGAATGAAATACAAGCAGGACGAAATGATCAGGAAGCAGGACGAAATGATCAGGAAACAGGACGAAATGATCAGGAAGCAGGACGAAATGATCAGGAAGCAGGACGCGATAAAGGCCATCGACCAGATACTGGAGGCGCTCTGGGAGATCGACATCCCGTCGCCCACCGTGCCGGAATACATAGAGCACCACCAGGGCGTCCAGGCCGTCATCAAGAGGGCGAAGGATCTGAAGGAGATCTTGGAGAGGCTCCCGGCAGTCCAGCCCGAGCCGCCTTGGATCCCCTGCGACAAAGGGCTACCCGATTATGGGTACGAGGTGCTCGTAAGCTTTTATGACTTTGTAGACGTGGCGCACCGAGTCGCGCCCATGCCCGGGAGCGGCGAAACGAAAGACGGCTGGATAGACGGCCTTGGGGAGATGAACAAACTGGAGGACGTGTACGCTTGGATGTCGTTCCCGCGGCCATATGAAGGAGGCGGGGAATGATCGAAAGGGAGATGATCGACCGGAGCGCGACGCTTTTCAACCGCTTTTCAGATTCGTTGTTCTCGATCAGCGCCAGGGCGTTTGATTGCAAGATATCCCCTTGGAGCTGTGAGCTGTACTTTGCCTCCAGGGCGCGGGGGAAAAGCGTCGACCCGAAGGAAGGCGACCCGGGCTGGGAATCGCTATACGATGCCAACGTCTGGACCAGCGCACATGCGCCTAGCCCTAGCATTGTGAGCGCGGAGTTTGACGCCGGAGGCTTCATCTTCGGATATCTCTCCACCTTGCGAGCGATCATGGAGGGGAAACAGGGCATTATCGGGTTCGACCTGCTATCGCTGGATAGCTGGGAGCTGATGAGCATGTTCGAGAAGGAAGCAGGCGAAATCTTTGAGATAGCAAACGAAACCCTGGTGATCTACTGCAGATTGAGCGGCACGTATCCAGATGAGGCCAAAAGGCTTGCGCTATGGGAACGATACCTAGAGTACCTGGGGATCACCGAGGAAGAATGGGTTTTGGGATTTTGAAATAAGGGAGGAAACTATGAAGGAAATGACAATGCGAGTGACGGATTCCAAGACCGGCGAGGTGCTCCGGGAGGAACCTTGCGACCTGCTCATGGCGCTATGCGTCAAGCAGGGAAAGACAAGGATGGTTTCCGACAAAGAGGAAGAGGAAAGCGCGGATACCGCCCTCTGCTTCATGGGGCATATGGACGCCATGCTTACGATCTCGCTTCTTGACGCCATCGCGGTAGGCGTCACGGAGGCGGTCAGGCTTGCTTCGGGACGCGTCTCCCCGATCGAATGGGGAACGCGGCAGAAATACCTGGAGGGCGTCCGGGACAAGCTGCAGGACTCCGTAAAGCAGGTCGAGATCCTTTGTGCGTTAGGAGCGATTCTGAAAAAGGAGGAAGCCCATGGCGCAAAAATCAGTTGAGAGCTACAAGATGGGCCTGGCCGCCGGGCTGGATAAAGCCCTGGACATCGTCCAGAGGGGCGGCGGTGCCGATGAGATCCAGGCGGAGATCAGGTTTAGCAAGGTCTCCGGGATCGACAGCCGGGTCTTGTCGCAAGACCTGGCGGACGCGACGGTAACCATAAAGAAGTTGGCCGTCGACACCACCAGGGTCGCCATGCTGGCGGCGGTACATGATGCGTATGGATTCGGAAAGAAGCGGTTGGAGCGGTGCCTTAAGGAGTATGACAAACTGGCCAGCTACATGGATCGGGGATGGCTCTACTGGTTCGACCTGATCCAGGAGCTGCAGAGGCTGGCCGGGTGGGACCTCGGCTTTTCGGAGATTGACCACTTACCCTATTACAAAAGGCCAGAGCCAGAGGATGCCTACGAAGAGCCGGATCTGATCGACCGGAGGGACTGGGTCGAGCTGCTGGAGCGGGGGCACCTCTCCGAAAAGAAGCTGCCTGACGGCACCATGTCCGTCTCGGATCGGGACGGGCGGGAGCTGTGGAGCTACAAAGGACCATGGCAGCAGATCCAGGCATACGACTACCTGGACGGGCTGGTCGACGGGTGGCGGATGGAGAAGGAGCGGCAGCAGGCGGTCAGGGAGACAAAGGCCAGGGTGGAGGCCGCAGCGCAGAAACCCAAGCAGCCAACGAAAAAGTACGCCGGGAAGGCAGGGAGGAGGAAGGCAGCGAAATGAGCAGGCTTACCGAGCGCAATGACGGCTTCGCAAACAAGTACGGACTAGCCAGCCATAACGACTGCATCATTGCCCCCTACAAGACCTACGACCTCTTCTATGAGATTACCTTTCGGGTGCTCCCGAAGCTTGGGATGTACGAGGATATCGGAACGGTAGAGGAATGCAAGGAGGCTATGAGTTTTTGGAAGGCGGCTAAGGAGCTGGCGGGGAGGGGACTATGACAAAGAGCGATTGCGAAAATTGCATCCATGCGGAGCGCACCGAGGGCAGGCGCATGTACGGGACGGCCGGAGCCCTATACATCCAGAACGGCCCAGGCATCACCTGCAGGGCGGGGACGATAGAAAGGATCGACATCCGGGGAGACGGGTTCTACTGCTCCTCGTATGAGCCGAAAGAAGGGGCCGGCAGATGATTTACACATGCAAACATTGCGGACGACAGTTCGAAGACAAGCCGTCATCTAAAAGAACCTACTGCTCAAGAGCCTGCCGCAACGCAGATCAATCGCGCAAGGTCATCTTGCGTTGCGAATGGTGCGGGGGAGAGTTTCAGGTTCCGCCATCCAAGGCAAACTGGGAAAGACACTTCTGCTCCAACGAATGTCGGCGGAAATGGCTTAGCAAGCACGTAACGGAGGAAGTGAACGTGCCGGGGCATGGCGCGGGCGTTCCGAAAAAGCATGCTGCAAGACCAGCTGCGGGGCAGAAAAAGAAAACGGCTACCGAAAAGGTGACCGTTTACTGCCAGCACTGCGGGAAGGCTATAGCCCGCAACCCGTGGCAGATCAGCAAGAACAATTTCTGCAGTAGAGAATGCTCCCGTTTTTTCACTAGTGCCAGGATGACGGCCTACAACAAAAGCCAAAACCCCATGAACACTTCGGAAGGGTGGAGCGAGGAAAAACGGGAAGCGATCCGACAAAGGGAGCAGGAAAACAAAGGTTCATGCGCCCGTGATACTTATCCGAAATATCATAGGAAGCACGAACATAGGCATGTGGCAGAAGAAATATTGGGGAGGCCACTGGCTCCCGGGGAAGTCGTCCACCACATCAACGGAGATAAGCACGACAACAGGCCAGAGAACATCATGGTATTCAGCAGCCAGTCGGAACATATGAAATATCACAGAGAGCATAAGGATGAGAGTGGTGTTTACTACAAAAGGAGGTGATGCCATATGCCCACAACAACAGCATCCGCAGGGTTCGGATTGCTCTTTGAAATGGGCGTCTAGGTCGGCAAAACCCTGACCGCCATCGCCATTATGGGCGCAGCCTACCAGATGGGCAAGTGCCGGAAGGCGTTGGTTATCGCCCCCAGCTCGGTAGTGCCAGTATGGCCAAAGGAACTTAACCAATATGCTGATTTTGACTTCACGGCTGCCCCCCTGATCGGAACGAAGAAAAAGCGCCTAGATGCCCTGGAAACCCTTAAGAAAGGTTCCGGCCTCCAGGTGGCCGTGATCAACTATGAGGGACTTTGGAGGGACGGCATCTTCGAGGCGCTGATCAGCTGGTGCCCTGATTTCGTGGTCTGCGATGAGTCCCAGAGGATCAAGGATCACAAGGCCATGCAGAGTGTCGCCGTCTGGGACATTGGTAAGCTTGCAAAGTATCGGCTGATCCTTTCGGGGACGCCGGTGCAGAACCAGGCCGTCGACCTTTTCGGGCAGTACCGTTTCCTCGATAGCAGTATTTTTGGCCAGAACTTCTATGTATTTCGGAACCGCTATTTTCGGATGGGCGGGTTCAACCGAAAGCAGATCATCGGCCTTATCCCCGAAAGGAAGGACGAGCTGGTCAAAAAGGCGCACTCGATCGCCTACCGGGTCACCAAGGCGGAGGCGCTCGACCTGCCAGAGCAAACCTTTATAACCCGGTTGATCCCGATGGAGGGGGAAGCCAGGAAGCTTTATAACCAGCTCCGGGACGAATCCTACGCGGAGCTCGAGGGCGGTGGCGATGTGACCGCCGCCACCGTCTTAGTACGGCTCCTTCGGCTCCAGCAACTGGCCGGGGGGTTCCTCCGGCCGGACGAGGGCGGGGAAGCGTCCAAGGTCTGGGATGGCAAATTAGATGCCCTTTCGGACATAATCGAGGATTATGTGGTAGGCGAGGGTAAAAAACTGGTCGTTTTCTGCCGGTTCCGGGCGGAGCTGTCCGGGATCGCCGAACTACTAGACAAGCGAAAGCTATCGTATGTCTCCCTTTCGGGGGAAACGAAGATGGCCGACCGGGGGGAGCTGGTAAAGCGGTTCCAGGAGGATCCGAAAGTGCGGGTCTTCCTGGCGCAGATCGACACGGCGGGCCTGGGTATCACCCTGACCGCCGCCGACACCTGCGTCTACTACTCCCTCACATATAACTACGCCAGCTATAGCCAGTCCCTTTCCCGGATCCACCGGATAGGGCAGAGGAACAGCTGCACGTACATTCACCTGATTGCTGAAAAGACGGTGGACGAACAGATCATGAAGGCGCTATCCAAAAAGGAGGACCTGGCTAAATCCATCGTGGACGATTGGAGGCGATACTTTGAAAGATGATGGGAAGTGCGGTAGGTGCGTGTACGGCAACCCCACCTACTTAGGCAAGGTTTACTGCACACTGCAGTCTCGCCAGAAACGGCGGGGCGACAGCTGCGAAAAGCAGGTAAACAAGCAAAAATAGTCAGCGGAAAGTCAGCGGAAAGTCAGCGCTGAAAGTCAGCGCAAGGAGGTTTTATGGGAAGAATCGAAGATGCGGCCAGGGAATACCAGGAGGCCGTAGAGCTGGACAAGGAAGCCAAGGAGGCGGCCAAGGAGGCAGCCGCCACGCTGCAGAAGGCCAAGGAAAAGTTATGTGATGCCTTTGTCGAGGAGGAGGCCGTCTCCGTCGGGGTCGATGGCTATAAGTACAGCATCGTTCCGAAGACGAAGTTCAACCGCAAGGGCGGCCTGGATGACGAGGTGTTCTTTACCTTCCTCCGGGACAACGGTCTTGGGGACCTTATCAAGCTGACGGTCAACGCCCAGAGCCTGTCCAGCGCCGTGAAGGAAACGGCGATCGAATACGCCAGGCAGCTGGAGGAGCTGAGGGCGGAGGACGAGGAGGGCTACCGCCCCGATCCCGATCCGGCTCCGGTGCTCCCGGAGGGCTTCGGGGAGTACCTGGGGCAGTACGACTACTACGACATCTCACGCACCAAGGACACCAGCGCCGCCGCCAGGGCGGCCAGGAAGAAAAGGGAGGCATGATGGAAAAAGCGAGAAATGACATCAAGACAGAGGAATGGGTCTCGATCCGAAAGGAGGCGTTCGAGGACGCGCTGGACAACCTCTATTCGGCAACGATGACCCTGGAGTGCCTCAAGGCATCCATCCAGGCGTCCATCGACAAGGTGGACAAGAGCCTGGGGATCCTTGACCCCGATCCGGGTGACGAGGCCGATGACGAGGCTGGTGACGAGGCGGAGCTGGAAGGGGATCCGGAGGAGGATCTGGAGAGCCTGTTCTCCAGGGGCGGGTCCCCCGCCTGGGACCCGGGAAAGACCCTCTTTTCGGGCGGTGCGGTCCTGCCCTTCCCCCGTCTCTATGACCGTCCGAAGAAACGTAGGAACAGGAAGAAACGCAGGAATAGGAGGAAACGCTAATGGCAGAAAAAGACAAGAAGGAGCTCGCAGCAGCCGCCACCTTTGAGGTGGCGGCATTAGATGGCGACATGATCGAGGCGATCAAGGAAGAGATGGACGGCCTGGGCCGTTTCCAGTTCCCCCGCGTGAGGATCCCGTCGGGAGGGGCGATCACGTTCGAGCTCCCCGGCGAAGACGAGGATAACCCGGAGGTGGCCAAGGCCATCACCGGGATCATCCTCTACCACCACCCTGCCAACGCAAGGTGGAACGGCAAGTTTGGGGAGGAGGGCGTGCGGATCGTCTGCTCCTCCATCGACGGCAAGTGCGGGAGGATGGCCGACACCGGGGAGGTGCGGACCTGTTCGGACTGCCCCTACAACCAGTTCCGCGAGGACGGCACCGGCAAGGAGTGCAAGAACATGCACAGGCTCTACCTGCTAATGGAGGGGAGCCCTTTCCCCGTGATCCTGACGCTCCCGCCCACGAGCCTCAAGCCGTTTAAGAACTTCGTCGCCCTGCAGTGCCTGGCGCGTGGCCTGAGGGTCCACGACGTCGTGGCGAAGGTCACCCTGAAGAAGGTGCAGGGGCCGGCCTCGGTCTACTCCGTCGGCGTGTTCTCGGTGGCCGGGAAAGTCACCAAGGAGCAGAAGCCCCAGGTGGAGTCCATGCGCCGGTTCGTAGTCGGGATCAAGGACGCCTACGGGGTGTCCAGCGATGACTACGACATGAAGGGCGAACATCGTCGCCAGGCCGAACCCGAAGAGATGCCGGATTTTGATCCAACCAATTTTGAACCGATGGAGGGCGAAGAAGAGTTGCCCTTCATGGACGTGCCCGAATCGGAGTGACCACCCTTAAGGAGGAGGGCAAATGTATGGTGACAAGGTTGACTTAGACGGCCTGGTTGACTACCGGGCGGAATACACGTCTGTATTAAAAAATGTCATGCCCACCGGCGACGATGGGATAGTCAGTAATTGCCCCTTCCACGACGACAGCAAACGGTCATTCTCGGTGGATTTGAAGACGGGGAAATGGCACTGCTTCACGGAGGATATCGGAGGCAATTTCGTTTCCTTCTGGTCACGGCTCTACGGGGTCGACACCAAGGAAGCCTACCGCCAGATCCTTGAAAAGTATGGCAAAGCCAGCAGCCAGGAGCCACGCCCCCAGGCGTCAGGCTCCAAGGCGCTGACCCCCTACTCCCTCAAGGAGTACGCCTTGGAAAAGAAGCTCCCGGAGGCCTACCTGGACAAAGCCTTCGGGTGTTCTACCCAGAGGGATAGAGACGGGATCACCTACCTTAAGATCCCGTACTTTCCGGAGGACAAGGAGGAAAAGACCGACTTTCGCAAACGCTATGGAAAAAAGGAACTTCGCTGGAACTACAGGGCGAAGACCCGTCTCTATGGGGAGTGGCGCTTGCCCGACATCCGAAAGGCGGGGAAAGTCGTCCTGGTGGAGGGGGAGTCCGACACACAAACCATGTGGTATCTGGGGTTCCCCTCCTTGGGAGTTCCCGGGGCATCGAACTTCAAGCAACACGAAGCCGAACAATTAGCAGACCTAGATGTCTGGATCCATGTGGAGCCGGATAGGGGCGGGGAGACTTTCCTTGCGAAGGTGACCCAGATGCTGGCCGCTGCGGGGCATGCCGGGAAGGTCAAGAAATTCTCCTGCTCCAATTACGGGAGCAAGGACCCGTCAGACCTGCTGATCGCCAAGGGGGAGGACGCGGCCGAGATCTTAAGGAAGGCCATGCGCACCGCCCCCGAGGTGATGCTGCAGGATCCGAAGGGGCAGCAGGCCGCCGGCCCATCCGAAGGGGGCATGCCTGTCAAGCTGCGGCAACCCGACGGGTATGGTTTTTCCATGGAGGGGCTGACGTTTTACTCCGAGAAGCTGGGGGAGGTACGCTTCTGCGCGACCCCGATCCTGATCACCAAGCGCTTGATCGGATCCGACACGGGGGAGGAAAAAATAGAGCTGTCGTACTACCGCGACGGCGGATGGAGGGCGGCCGACTATCCGAGGTCGACCATCTTTACGAGCAGGGGGATAACCACCCTGGCCGACATCGGCTGCACGGTGACTTCGGAGAACGCCAAGAAGCTGGTCGGCTACCTTGCCGCCCTGGAGGCGGCGAACATGGACCTCATAGGCAGGGAGGAGACCACCACCCAGCTCGGTTGGGCGGGGCAGGGGCGGTTCCTGCCATGGATCCCCGGCGGGATGGTATTGGATGCGGATCCGTCGGTCAGGTCGTGGCTGTCCGCCCTGTCCCCCATGGGGGATATCAAGGGGTGGGCGGAGGTGATGGGGGAGCACAGGGAGCGGGATCGGTTCCGCTTCTTACTAGCAGCGAGCTTTGCAGCACCGCTCCTGGAGCCGCTGGGGCTTCGTGGATTTTTTGCATACACATGGGGCGATAGCTCCACCGGCAAGACGGCAGGCCTCAAGGCCGCCCTGTCGGTGTGGGGAGACCCGGAGGGCTTGATGGTGAGCTTTAACATTACCAAGGTCGCCCTGGAGAGATTGACCACCCTGTTCTGTGACCTGCCGATCGGGATCGACGAAAGGCAGCAGGGAGGCGACCAGCGCCTCATAGAGGCCATGGTCTACCAGGTGGCCAACGGCCAGTCAAGGGCACGTGGTGCCAAGGGCGGCGGCCTGCAATCGTTCGGTACGTGGCGCACCGTCGCCATCGGTACGGGCGAGGAGCCGCTATCCACCGAGACCAGCCAGACGGGCGTAAGGACGAGGACGATAGAGCTTTATGGTGGACCGTTCACTG